GTTGTACCGCAAAGATCAAGTGTGGGTGGACACAAAGTATTTGCTTGGGATCAACTTGTACGACGCGGCGCTCGTTCGCATTAGCCGTCTCGCGCAACCGATCATCTCATATGCTGTAGATGTTGCGACGCTAAGTGAGCAGACCGCCCTCGCTGAAGGTGACTACGTCACTGGTGACACTGTGCCTGTCACTGACACTGAGTTTGGGATCGACTTGACGACACGTATCGTGCGTCGTGTACGCCATCCACTTAGTCCGCAAGACGACAGCATTGAGCTCGAGTTCTTGCGTCCTGGACTTTCAGATTCCGATCTCACGCTTTCACAGCGTGGCACTGATTACAGCTCGATGTCAGTGATCGTTGACAATAACGATGATGAGATGACGTTCTCACCCGGATCAACGAAAGCATGGGCGGAAATCACACTTACGGTTGCTGGCACAACGACTCCTGTTATGGGTGGCACATTCGTTGGAACCGCGACAGGCACAGGCGTGCTTGATGTGTACGCGACACTTGATGGTGCAGACATCGGACAGCGCATCAGCGTCAGCTTCACTGATGGTGAGCAAGTTGAAGTATCATGGCCGACGTTCGTTGCTGACGTCGCTGAAGGCACGTACGTAATCGACTGGCGCGCTGTCGTTTCGTCTGGTGCTGGAAGCGTGACACTGCCCATTGAAGCTGGGCGTGCATGGATGCTTGTGCGAGGCGCTGTAGGCATCGGCTTTGCAACGTCACCGAACACACAAGTGACTGAGACCGTGACAGCTCTGGCACCACTTGATGCAATGAGTGAAGGTGTCACAGCCACGGTCACATCTGACATCATAAGTGTGTCAGCCAGCAATGAAATCACAGCTGTGAACCTTGACCCGATCACAGCTGATGTGCTCTTGCCTTTCACGCTTGGGCATCCTGTGTTTGGCAAGCTTGGTGGTCCCGCAAGACTGGCTCCGCCTGCGGCGACTGAGTGAGATAGACTGGAAGAGTATGGCAGACGGATCAGGGTACAAAGTTTGGGCTGATGAAGTCGTTGACGCAAATGAGATGCAAGGGTACGTGCAACGACAAGTCGTTGCATCATTCGCTGATGCATCATCACGGACGACCGCGATTACCGCTGTCCCAGAAGGCATGCTCGCCGCTGACCGAACAGAAGACGCGTTCAGCGTTGGTGTCGTCAATGATGAATGGGTGGAGTTCGGTCGATGGGGTGAATGGGGCTCATACACACCAACACTCGATGCGGCAACACCACCGACGCTAGGCACAAGTCCTGTACAGAAGGGACGATACTTTCGACTTGGGACGCTTGGTGTCGTACACGCAGAGATCACGTTCGGCACATCATCCACAAGTGGCACTGGTGCTTATGAAATCGGACTACCTACCGCGTGCCCTGCCGCATCAGGACTACACACGTCAGAAGAACAAGTTGTAGGGCACGGAGTGTGCGTCATCTCAAGCACCACGTACGTCGTTGAAGCACGTGCGATTTCCGCTAGTGAAGTGCGCTTGTATGTGCACGGATCATCCGTCGATGTCGATGCAGTAACACCAGCGGCATTCGGAGATGGTGATACCGTGTTCAATGGAACACTCATGTACGAACTTGCACCGGGAGCACCGTAGCATGCACATCTTAAAGTCGCAGACACATCTTGGTCACTTGAGTGTGAAAGAGCCTGGCGGTCGGTACCGCGTTGACTTGCTCGACGCGGATAGCGGCAAAGTGAAGCAGCAGTACGAGTCAACGAACTACGTCACAAAGCAGCACGACGCGTTCACACGCTGGCTGCACGGATTCGTCGCAGGATACCGGCACGGGTTCTTATTTAGTGATTCTTGGCAGACGTACAGTCCGTGGGACAGCTCCGCTGCGACTGCCGCAGGAATGCGGCGGCCAGCGTGGAGCCCATTCACTGCCCCCGCGGTGCACGACACTGACATCATCGCAACGAACTTCGCTGGTGCTGAAGATACCGATGACACATGGATGCGCGGCTCTGTATCAGCTTGGGCGTCAAAGTATAAGTGCTCTGTCCCAGCCGCAGGATCACGTGGACAGATCAACGAAGCTGAATCGACAATGTCGTCTAACTTTCGCACTCTTACGTGGGTGTGGGACTGGACCACCCAGCAAGGAAACGGGACGTTTCAATCACTGCACATGGGTGGCGCGTACGGTCCTCTGACTGACAGCACGTCCGCCGCGTACAGCGTAGCATTCGGTGAGACTGGCTTCTGCCTCCCACGACCACCTGCCGCGCTAGGTGGGCAAGCGAACGCTTTGGCTGTCGATCCTGACAATAACGACGTGTACGTGGTGTCCTTCAACGCAACGGTGGGCTCGACACCATACGTGTACAAGTACACCGCAGCACAGATCGCTGATACGACGTATCAAGACGCGCTGCTCAGATATCGTTCAATCGCTGAACCTGCGTCTGTGTGCGCAGTGCCAAGCACGCCATGGAGCAGCAGTACGAGTGCCGGATCAAGCAGCCACTACTACATATGCTGGACCGGATTCATCAAGCTGCCGTCGGCGGGCGACTTCATCATTGTGTCGATTGGGAACAACCGTGCAGTGCGCACCACACGCTTCACTACGGCTGGCACACTCGTGTACTCGAACACGTCGACAGGCCTTGCTGCACCCACACTGACAGCAAACACTACGAATGAATCTGACGCGGTATATCTAGGTGGGAAGATCTACGCTGTCTTCACTGATAACAACTCATATGCTCGTGACACGATCGCTACGAACCCAAGTGTCACGAACATCTTCCGCTTTGATCCCGCCACAGGAGATTATGAAGCGAGCATCCCAGTACCCACAGGTATGGCACTCACTGGTCGCATCGGTACTGACGGTACGAACTTGTGGGTGTCAACGGATCAAGGCATTCAAGTTCTAAGCACTGCTGGTGCTCACGTGTCGCCGTACAACATTGGGCTTCCGTGGCTTGAACGAGCCACAGGTCTTGATCAGACTGGACGAATGAGCGATACACTCATTGCACCGATGTCTACGAATGATGTGTTCTATCGCGGCACACCAAATGGGTACTTGTACCATGGCTCTCGTATGGGTCGGCATGGTTTCGCATGGGGGAACGACATGGAGAACTCGAGCACCGCGTACCCATCTCCATACACACGAACGGAGGTCGCTGACCTGTTCTTCGCAAGTACAGGCAACGTGATGGTGTTCTCAAACTCACGTGAGAATGCACCTTCACCATTGTGGTACGACGGGCAGCTGTACCTTATCGGTCCGCGTGATCGTGACATCGCTTCCACGTTCCCAACAGGAGCATCCACAGAGCATCATCGTACGATTGCGACAGTGAATGGTTGGAACATGTTCTCAAGAGCACTGCTTGACACACCTGTGACAAAGCAGAACACACAGAACATGAAGATCACGTATGAACTAACGCTGCCGGATCAGTGGTGGCAAGTTGTGCCAAACGGCGACCCGATGCTCAACGCGTAAGGACACACAATGACTGTGCAGACCGAGTTCTACAACTACCAGCGCAACGATGATCATCTTGACTGGAACGCACCTCCATACGAGTCGTGTGGGCCAGCCGCGCAGTCGATGCGCAAGTACCTCGAAGCACGATGGGATCTTACATACCTCGGCTGCCATGGAGATCGTGCGATCGTAGGTGGTACGTCAGTAAGCACTCACGCATTCGGTGCCGCACTTGATATGCGATACGAGAACCCTGGGCCAGGCCTCTTTGTGTGTGACACTGAGATCATTCCGTGGCTGATCAGCACATCACGTGAAACTGGCGTGCAAGCATTGCACCATTACCGTCGATCGCAGGTTTGGCGGCCGCCTGGCACGTCTGGAAGACCTGCAAATAGCGACGGCTGGCGGACACAACCAGTTGCTTCACAAATGGGACAGACGTGGGCGTTGTGGCTTCACATCGAGTTTCATCCCGCTGCACTGCAAGATGGTCGAAGCATCGCTGAGAAAGTAGGCGAGCAAGCGCCACCAATCACACCACATGAACTAGACCCTACGAAGGAGTTCACAATGGATGTCACGCTCTCAACAGTACGACGAGGGTCAACTGGCGCGGATGTCGTACGATGCCAAGCACTGCTTGCGCATTGCTGCAAGCAGGACATCGGACCTATCGATGGCGTGTTCGGTCCTCGCACTGAAGAAGCAGTGCGACGTGTGCAAGCATTCTTGCAGATGCACGTGGATGGTGTCGTTGGGCCTAAGACATGGAAAGTCCTCATCGAACTTCCGTGACGCAACCGCCCACCTAAGAATGGATCACAATGGACGTCGCACTTCTCAACTTTGTTGGTGGCATTCTTGGTGGAAGTGTCGTCACTGTTCTCGGCGGACTCATCTTTAGGAAGAGAACGAAAGCGGAGACGACGAACCTAATCACACAAGCCGCTGATCGTGTGATGCATCAAATGCAAGCGCAGAATGAGCGACTTTCACATGACGTAAGTATCTTGTGGAAAGCCGTACACCAACTTGCCGCACTCGTACGCGAGCACGGTGGAGATCCCAGTCAAGTCATCGCGGAGTTGAATGCCGCACGCACTCGCACAAAGGAGCGTACACCCAATGAACCCACACAATCTTCTTAGCCGCATCAAAGTGATTGCGAACGCCACGGTTACGTGGCTCACATTCATCGGTGTCGTGCTCACGATCATCGCTGATGAAGTCGGTGATCTCTGGCCTGGTGAAACAGGCGACAGCGTGATCACGTTCTTGTGGCGCATCACAGTATGGATCGCAACCGCGACGACGATCATTCGTCGGGTGACGCCTGTTGCTCCAGACGAGTACGGCGTGCTGCCGCACTCGTCTTGACTCATCGTCAACGTACGTCGTCATTGTGTTGCATCAGTAGAATGCAACTGACCGAACAGGAGAGCTGCAGGACATGAAGCAATACGTGGTACGTGACGCAACCCGTCACATCGAGTTCACTGGTGTCGAACTTGCAAGTGTGTCTTCAAACGAGGACGGCAAGTCACGATGGATCGAGCTTTCACTTTATAAGACACGCGGTGGAATGTACGTGCTTGCTGGATGCGGCAAGAGTGTCGTGCCTGGTGAAACAGACAGGCCATGGGTGCAGCAATCAGAAGACCCGTACGGGATCATTGATCGCTTGTACCTCTTCAATGATGACACTGGTGCCAAGTACATCCCACGCACTTCGCGCCGTCTTCTCGAGGACGCAAGTAGAGTCGACGACAGCATCAAGCGAGCATACGCAACTGAACACGTAGCGTAAGCTCATACATATGAAGGAGGACACATGATCATCATCTACGAAGGTGCTGACGGCGTGGGTAAGACCACAGCTGTCAGCTTGACTGTTGAAGCACTGCACGCGGACGGTGGCACCGCAGTACTGCATCGTGGTCCACCTAAAGTGCATCCACTGCTTGAGTACACGTTGGACATTGAGATCCACACACTCGCAGATCCTGACATGCACATCGTCTGCGATCGTTGGCATTGGGGAGAGCTTGTGTACGGGCCGCTCTTCCGTGGTAAGACATCGTTCACAACGCAATCATTCGCAGCTGTGAACGAATACTTGTGGCAGCTGGGTGCACTCGTTTGTCTGATTGACGATCAAGAGCAAGCTGTGCGTGCACGTATCACGGAACGTGGTGACGATGCGCATGTGCTGCCGCACTTAGAAAGCGTGCTTGGCGCGTACCGTGATATGTACGATTCTTATCGCGTCGGCCCATACATGCCGCAATGCACAAAGATCGAAGGTATCCCAACAGCGGACACGGTTGCACGTGTCATTGAACACGCAAGGAGAACATATGCGGTTCGTCAGCGATGACATCCGAGACGACTACACCGACATCGTAAAGCACATACTCAAGTATGGTGAAGTACACGCGCCTCGAGGACAAGCGACGCGTGAGCTGCTGGATGTAAGCATTCAACTGCACAACCCAATGCGAGCACTCCCAATCGGTATTGGGCGTGGCCTCAACATGAAGATCGCGGCGGTTGAAGCGGCACAACTTATCGGCGGTGTCTGTGATCCCACAGCGATGCTGAATGCTTCGTCAGCGTTCAAGCAGTACATGGATGGTGGCACCTTTCATGGCGGGTACGGGCAACGCACACGTGGGCAAATCCCAATCGCGATCAAACGACTGCGCGGTGACCCGCACTCACGACAAGCTGTCGTGACATTGTGGGATCCACTGCACGACCTATTCACAGACGGGATGAAGGACTACCCGTGCACTGTTGCATTGCAGTTCATGATCCGTGGAGACAAGCTTCTTATGCACACGCACATGCGATCAAACGATGTGTGGCGCGGTCTCGCGTACGATCTCTTTGTGTTCACACAACTGCAACAGGTGATCGCGTCTGACTTGTCTCTTCGTGCTGGCACGTACTATCATCACGTCTCAAGTCTTCACTTGTACGAGACGGATGTGCCACTCGTTGAAAGCATGATCGACGCTTACGAGGAATCCACGCCAAATGCGACTGTGTACGAGACGGGTGCTCTTACAAAGAGAGGCACGCCGTACAGTACCGCCGCGGAGATCGCTCGCTTGTTGCTGAGCAAAGAGTTCTCACATACGCACGACGCGTATGTGCACGTCACAGAGGAGATGGCGCAATGGTACAGCAAGCAACTCTCATAAGATACACATGGGACGAAGTGTGGATGACAATGGCACACACGATCGGACAGCGGTCTCACTGCTCACGATCGCAATGTGGATGTGTCGTAGTCACACCTAAGAATGCTGTCGTAGCTGTCGGGTACAACGGCCCGCCAGCCGGGTGGTACTACGAACAAGACGAGCGCTGCGACGTATGGTGTCCGCGTGCTCGCACAGGTGGTGCCGCCGCGTATTACGACGACTGTGTCGCGTCTCACGCTGAGATGAACGCACTGATCCGCGGCTCACGCGCACGCTTTGAAGGTGGCACATTGTACGTGACACGCATGCCGTGTTTCACATGTGCAAAGAGCATCGCAAACAGTGGCATCGCACGTGTGGTGTACCGCCACAATGCTGAAGATGCAGACCGCGAACCAGAACGAAGCAAAGAGATGCTCGAAACGAGTGGCCTCGAGGTCATCACTTATGGGTGATGTTGACACAGATGTGCCTATCACATTTGTGGACGACACACATAAGCTGGGACAGTTCCTCACATGGCTGAACGAACGACGCACGTGCTTGGCTGTCGACACAGAGACGGAAGGACTTGAGTTCTGGAAGTGCGGCGTGCGCTTGATACAAGTGGGTGACGCACGTACTGGGTGGGCGTTCCCATGGCCGCATTGGGCTGGTCCAGCTCTTGCCGCGATCAGCGCATATGACGGGCCTATCGTTATGCACAACGCGAAGTTCGACACTGTGATGATCGAGCATCACGCGCCTTCATTCACAGTGCCGCGTGCGCAGCTGCATGACACGATGATCATGGGTCACCTCGTGTCGCCTCACACGTCCAAAGCTTTGAAGTCGTTGTGCACACAGCACATGGGCGCGTATGCATCATCACTGCAACGCGCACTTGATGAAGCGATGGCAAAGAACCGATGGACATGGGCCACTGTACCGATTGAGTTCCCGATGTACTGGGGATACGGATGCATCGATACCGTGCTAACAGCACGTTTGTACGACATTCTGCATCCACAAGTACAGTCAAGCTACGAAGATCTGTACGAGCTTGAAATGGCCACGATGCACATCGTCGCAAGCATGGAGAAACGCGGTGCACGGGTAGACCTCGCATACTGTGCTCGTGCACGTGATCAGCTTGGTGAGTTCATCGAGTCAGCGACACAGTGGTGTCTTGACACATATGGGTTTCGCCCAGGATCGAACAGAGAAGTGACGCGCCAACTGCTCGCTGATGGCGTGACGCTAACGAAGCGTACGAAGAGTGGCGACTGGGCTCTTGATGATGACGTGCTCTCAGGTCTTGAACTGCAAGGGAACGTCCTCGCAACGACGGTGCGTGGCGTGCGGAAAGCAACGAAAGTTAAGAGCACTTACTTTGACAACTTCATCACACTGCACGACAATGAAGTGCTGCACCCAAGCATCAATCAGCTAGGCGCACGTACTGGTCGTATGAGTGTCAACTCGCCGGCACTGCAGACGTTACCTCGAGGACCTATGGTGCGTGACGCCTTCATCGCATCTGATGACAATGTGCTTGTGATGGCCGACTCTGATCAGATCGAAATGCGACTGCTTGCGCACTTCTGTCGTGATGAAGGACTCATCACAGCGATCAACTCAGGTGACTTACACACAGACACAGCGCGTCGTGTGTACGGCGACATGAGCATCGGCAAGAAAGATCCGCGCCGGCAAACAGCAAAGAACGCCGCATTCGCGAAAGTGTACATGGCTGGTGTGGACAAGTTCGCCGCAACCGCAGGTGTGAGCATCGAAGAAGCACGCACGTTTCTTAGCGAGTACGATCGGCAGTTCCCTGGTGTGAAAGCATTTCAGAAGCACGTCGATGCTGTCGCGCAACAGCGATTCATCGAAGAGAGACAAGCATACGTGACCGCGCCTACAGGACGTAAGCACGTTGCTGACGATGTGCGCACCGCGTATAAGCTTGTGAACTACCTCATACAAGGCACAGCAGCAGATGTGCTCAAGATGCAGCTGCGGAACCTAGACCTTGCCGGCCTCGGTCCATACATGACGCTGCCAGTGCACGACGAGGTCGTGTTTGACATTCCACGTAGTGAAGTAAGCGAGCTCATCCCGGTCATCTCACAAGCGATGAACATCACCGAAGGATGGGCGGTGCCGATCACCGCTGGAGTAGATGGACCGTATGAGCGATGGGGAGACAAGTACCGTGAGTAACGAATGGACGATTCACAAGGGCGAGAACACACTCACAACGAGTGGGTGCATGATCGCTGTCGATCCTGGCAAGACGACAGGCATCGCGATGTGGGATCTTGAAGTGGGCAGCGCGCCGTACACCGCGCAGCTAAGTGTTGACGAGTTCTTTCAGTGGGTACGTGACACGCTTGTGGATGGGCACCTCACGCACACCATCGTATGTGAGAGTTTCGTCATTTCGCAGCGCACTGTGAAAGGCACCAGCCAGACATGGTCCCTAGAGCATATCGGGCTTCTAAAGTGGGCTGCGTGGTTGCGACAGCACGACATAACGCTGCAAGCGGCAAGCGCTGCAAAGCACATGGTGCCTAATGATCGATTGCGTGAAGTAGGCTGGTACGTCCCAGGCCGTGACCACGCGAACGATGCGTTACGACATATGCTTGTGCACGCAATCCGACGTGGTGTCATCACGTTGTAGGTATTGCATCGGTGTGCGGTACTATTCGTCGCAAGCCAGCAAGTGGCTCATGATGAAGGAGACAGCATGACCGTTACAGCAGAGATAAGTGAACGAGGAGACATCGTCCTCCTCAGCGAGTTCCGAGACAAGGATCTCATCAAGACGCTCCCAGGCGTAAGGTGGGACGCCACTGACAAAGTGTGGCGAGCACAGCGCTCTTGGGCGTTCTGTAAAGCAATGCGTGGAGTGTTCGGTGATCGTCTTGTGATCGGCGACCGTCTTCGTGAATGGGCGTACGAACACCGCCATACGTTCATCGATCCCGCGATGCAGTTGCGCACAGCGCTTGATCATGAAGTCATGGGTGAGTACGAGCCGCGCCTCTTTGACTTTCAACGAGCAGGTGTTGCGTTTCTTGCACACGATGAACGAGCACTGCTTGGTGATGAGATGGGCAGCGGTAAGACGGTGCAAACGATCGTCGCTCTTCGTTGGGCGAACGAACACAAAGGTGCTGCGCTCCCGGTACTCATCGTGTGTCCGAACTCAATGAAGCGGACATGGGAACGAGAGCTGAACACATGGTGGCCTGGCTTGCGCATTGGTGTCGTAAGCGGTGGCGCGACACAACGTCGCAAAGTGTTTGACGATTGCCGCGCTGGTGACCTTGATGTCGCGATCATGCATTGGGAGATCGCTCGTCTGCATTCGCGTCTCGCTCCGTATGGGAGCATCGCACTTAGTGACAAGGACAAGGAAACGAAAGAGCTCAACCTTGTGCCGTGGGCGTCGATCATCATGGATGAAGCGCACAAGCTCAAGAACCCGAAGAGCCAACAGACACGCGCAACATGGGCTGTGTGTCGTCAAGAGAGTGTTCGTTACAAGTACGCTCTCACTGGCACGCCGATCGCGAATGCACCTCATGACATGTGGGCGCTCTTGCACGGGCTTGCACCTGAGGAGTGGCCAAGCAAGACACGTTTCGTTGACCGCTATTGCCTGCAATCATGGAATGCGTTCGGCGGTCTTGACATCATCGGCTTACGCCCAGACACAGCGGAGGAGTTCTACTCCGTCGTAGACCCATACTTCCGTCGCATGCCGAAAGCGCTTGTGCTTTCGCATCTCCCACCGATCATGCGAGAGACGCGGTACATCGAGATGAGCGCAAAGCAGCGCGCCGCGTATGAAGAGATGGCAACATCAATGATCGCGCGTCTTGAGAACGGCGACACGATCATCACAACGAATCCGATCGCACAGCTCACGCGTCTCGTCCAGTTCTCAAGTGCGTACGCTGAGTTGAACGAGCAAGGTGACGTACGTCTTGCGGCACCATCCAACAAAGTGGATGCACTCGTTGATTTCATGGATGACGTTGGCGCACAAGAGAGCGTCGTTGTGTTCGCGCAATCACGTCAGCTTGTTCTCCTCGCGCAAGAAGCGCTTGAGAAGAACGGCGTCAAGACCGCACTGATCATCGGTGGGCAGACTGACATTGAACGGCAGCAAGCGATTGACTCGTTTCAGAACGGCAGCGTGCAAGTCATCTTGTGCACAGTGCAGGCAGGTGGCGTAGGCGTCACACTGACACGTGCTCGCATCCTCGTCTTCTTACAACGAGACTTCTCACTCGTGAACAACGTGCAAGCTGAAGCACGTGTACACCGCATCGGTAGTGAAGTGCATGAAAGCGTGCTCATCATCGACTTCGTTAGTGAAGGCACAGTCGATTCGCATATCATCGACGTCCTCGTTACGAAGCAAGATCGTCTTGAAGAAGTTGTCCGTGATCGTGCTACACTCGCGTCACTGCTTGGCGCAGGATCACGCAAGACGAAAGCAAAGCCAAAGACAAAGAAAGGACAGGTGTGACGATGCCAGTACGCGACGGAAGCGTTAGGTACATCACAAACTCTGAGCTTCAAACATTCAAGACGTGCAAGCGCAAGTGGTGGCTTGCGTACTGGAGACGGCTCACTCCACTGCGAGAAGACGTCACTGGCGTGCGCAGCATCGGAACTCGACTGCATCTCGCACTCGCGGCACGTTACACACCAGATGGCACCGAGGCTGATGCACTTGTAATGCTCTCAGACAGTTACGCTGCCGATCTGGTACGGCTCAATGATTTAGGGCAGTACAACGAGGCAGAGGAGCTCATGAAAGATCGCGATCTTGCGATCACGATGCTTGAGGGGTACTTCGACTGGACCGCTGAAGAAGGCGCCGATGTTGGCATCGAAGTGTACGCAACTGAAGACGAGATCAGTGCGGAGCTTGCTGGTGTCACGGACGCGAGCACAGGTGCGCCTGTGTCACTGCTTGGCCGTCTTGATGCGCGGTTCATACGAGAGATCGACGGCGCACGCATGTTCTTGGATCACAAGACTGTCGGTTCGTTCTCACAAGCGACAGCCACTCTTCACATGGACGAGCAGATGCTGATGTATCACTTACTTGAGATCCTTGACGGGATGCGCGATGGCACACCCTTTGAAGAGGTTCCTCGTTGTGATGGTGGCGTGTATAACATGCTCCGTCGTGTGAAACGATCGTCTCGCTCAAAGCCCCCGTACTACGGACGTGAAGAGATTCGGCACAACGTGCATGAGCTCCGATCGTTCTACTTCCGTACGATGCGAACAATCGCTGACATCATGCAGTTGTCAACGATGCTCGCACGCACGCCGCTCGAGGAACAGCACACGCTTGCGTACCCACGTCCGTCACGTGACTGTGTGTGGTCGTGCGATTACTACATGGCGTGCCCACTCTTTGATGATGGCTCCCATGTTGAAGGGCTTCTTAACACTGCCTTCGTGAACTACGATCCACTTGCACGGTACGCTGACAACACAAGCGATCTCAACGAAGGAGAGACGGTATGACAACGCAAGGACCGGGAGTATGCTTTCTTATTCATGGTGAAAGCAAGGTCGGCAAGACATGGCTTGGCGCAAGTGGCCCACGCCCAGTGCTGTTCCTCGATGCAGAAGGCGGCACACGCTTCCTTCCGTACAACACAGTGCAATGGGATGGGCTTAGTGAGCCGCCGACATATGATGGGTCATGGGAAGTGTGCATCGTCCCAGTGAGGAACTTCAACACGATGCAGTCCACGTATCAGTGGCTCAACTCAGGCAAGCACCCGTTCAAGACGGTTGTGATCGATTCACTTAGTGAAGTACAGCAGCGGTGTGTGGATGGCATCGCTGGTCAGAATCAAATGACGCAACAGAACTGGGGCGACCTGCTTCGGCAAATGAGTGCTCTCGTTCGCTCATTCCGTGATCTCGTCACGCATCCCACAGCACCTCTTGGTGCGGTTGTGTTCATCGCAATGACACGTGAGTTGAACGGGAGAAAGATCCCGTATGTGCAAGGACAGCTTGGTGTGACACTGCCCTACTACATCGATGTCGTCGGGTACGCGTTCACGCAAGTAGGTGAAGACGGCAACGTACACCGTCGCTTGCTTGTCTCGCATCATCCAACTTTCGACGCGGGAGACCGCACAGGACGCTTAGGTGACGTCGTAGACGCGCCTGACGTAACACAAATGCTCACCACGATTCACATGAAGGAGAACAGAGCACAATGAGTATGAACTGGAACGACTTGCTGCAGCAGGCATCTGATGGAGGCACGTACGAGGCATTGCCTGATGGGCAGTACCACGTCAAAGTCACAAGTGCCGAAGCAAAGAACTCGACGACGGGCAAGCCGATGATCGTCACGAAGTTCCAAGTGCTGGCCGGCCCGTTCGCTGGCCGTCTTGTGTGGAACAACTTCGTCATCACACAAGACAACCCGAACGCGCTTTCATGGTTCTTCAAGAACATGGGCGTCATGGGTTTGGATCACAACTTCTTTGCGATGAACCCATCGCTTGAAGCGACCGCAGCCGCGCTGATCGACAAGCAGTGCATGGTCACGCTGACGCAGAAGACATGGAACAACGAAGTGCGAAATGAGGTCAAGAGCATCGCGTCTGCTGTGGGCAATGCAATGCACACCGCTGCACCTGTTGCGCCTGCTCCTGCGGCCGCACCCGCGCCTGCTCCTGCTCCTGTGGCTGAGCCCGCACCTACCACTACGGCAGCCGAGGCCGCAGCACCCAACGTGCAGCCGCCTTCTGTTCCGTTCTGACATGCTCCTCCGACGATCAACGTCGGGCGCCATCGTCGTCCAGCTTGGTGAGCACATCATCAAGCTGGGCGACGGCGAGGTGGGCGCACGTGTCGGTGAACAAGCGGAATGGCTTCACGCTGTTCGTGGCGACGGCATCGTGCCAGTGACGATGCTAACAAGCAACGCGTACGTGATGCCTGTACTCAACGACTGGCAGCCGCCGATCGTTGCGCGAGACTTGTGGGATCGACTCACGCATCTTCTCGAGACGTGGGTGTGGTCACGCCCGCCCATGCACACTGGCGAAGGCATGTACCCGATGCAACACAAGCTCACGCGGTGCCGCGCGGCTCTCTTACACGATGGATCATCGCTGCTGGATCTCGCGTCCCAGCTGATGCACGATGTTGACTGGCACATGCTGCCGAGGTGTCTCACGCATGGAGATCCAACATTCGCAAACACAATGTGCGATACGCACGGCGAGCTTGTGCTGATCGATCCACTCCCATCTACATGGGATGTGCCAGACATCCGTGCGAAGGACATCGGCAAGCTACTGCAGACAAGCATGGGCTACGAACGTGAGATCTTGGGTCAAGACTTTGGACTCATAGATCCGTTCTGGGCGCAAGACTTGTGTATGAGCAGCAATGAGTGGCGCGCCGCAAAGTTCTTCGGCGTGTTACACATCATACGACTGATCCCTTACGTTGCACGTGAGGGCAAGAACAGAGAGTGGGCTACACATGCCGCGGAAACCATTGCTCGTTTGTGATCTTGACGGGACGTTGTTCGATACGAAGCACGCTGTGATCGTCGCATATGGCGAAGCAGGTGTTCAAGCTGACCGCGTGCTTGAGCACTGGGGTCAGCCGTGGAACACTTGGTGTTCGATCAGCGAGCACTCTGAGAAAGTGAGACGGTACCGCAGCGCGTGTGATGATGCTGTCGCGACACCAGCATTGCCGGCGCTGACAGTCATGCGTGAATGGCGTGATGCGGGTGACCACATCGCTGTCATCACAAGCGCAAGTCTTGAAGCTGCATCAGCGTTGCTTGAACGTGAAGGTGTACTTGATGATGTGACGGTCTTTCGGTGGTCACGGTCGTTGAGTCAGAAGTGTGAGGACATCCAGCGGCTGATCAGCGTTGACGAGTACGACGTCATCTACATCGACGATGATGAGCGAGTCGCGCCTTCAATGCCGCTAGACGCATCGTTCATTATGTACTGTGGTCAGAATACCGATGAGCTTAGGGAGGACGTTGAATGGACACGATCATTCTTGCAGCAGGCGAGAACGTAAGGCTGCAAGCGGCGGGCATACCGCCAGGAAAGAAGCCACTGCTGTACCGTGAAGGTGAGGTGCTCGTACGTCGCTTGTGTCGTCAAGCACTTGAGAACGCAAGCAGGTTCTCACCAGGATCACGGCTCGTCGTGGTAACGAACCCAAGTAACACAGACGACATCGCGTTCGCCACACGGGAGTTCAGCCCACGCATTGTCGTACAGCTGGATGCCATCGGACCGACACACGCAGTCGACTTGGGTCTTGAAGTAACAAAGAGCCACAGCATCATGCTCCTCATGGCTGACAACTTCATCAAGCACTGGCGCACGAACCACGGCTTCGCTCCTAGTGTGTGTGTCACCACATCAGATGATCACGCACTGCATCCTATCGACACTGATGGGTTCTTCACTGATGATCAGCACTCCCGCATACGATGGCTTGGGCCGCTGACGTTTCACAAAGAGATGTACACGCTTGAAGCAAAGAGCTGGCTTGAAGCATTTGACAACATCCAGTTCACGATGCACGAGCAGGATGGCATTGAGGATATGGGAGTGCTGCCGTGAAGATCGCTTATGGGAAGATCGGTCGATCGTTCAACCTTGACCGCGCAAACATGTCCACACTCGGCGGCGACGTCGATGTACTCAACGAGCTTGAGCGACTCGCACACATGTTTCCAAACGATGAGATCGTCATCGTCAGTCGTAACACCGGTGAGCACCCACAGGCTGTGGGCCTGCCACAGAACATCGTGAACGTATGGCACGATGCGGACAACGTTCGGCAAGAGATGCTGCGCCATAAGCGCGTGATCGACAAGATGAATGTGCAACGGGAGTACACACGTCCACACTTCCTCAACGCTGATGCAATCGTAATGTGGGTTGGGCAGCACGGCACTTCAAACGTACCGATCCCAAACGTCGGGACTGACTGGGACGATAACGTGCTAACGAATCCACAGGACTCATTCCTAAACTACGTCGGCTTCATCACGCTTGGGATCAACGAGTGGCGCGATGCGGTCGATGGCCAGCGTGAAGAAGCATGGCTGCTTCCTGACGTGAGGAACTACTTCAAGGGTCGTGACCTCAAGTGGCCGCTTCGTGAGCCTATGCTTGCGCAGTACGACAAGGATCATCAAGCGAAGTTCGAACGGTGGCTCGACCCACGCTCACCTGAAGAGCTTGGCTTTGATGCTGTGTGGGAGCACAGCGTATGGGTGACCACTGTGCAGCAACGGTACGCAGGTGTTGAGCTTGCCGCGATCACGAACCCAGCCGTGCAATCGATGCCAAGCCTTGATGGGCGTGTACCGTTCGGAATGCTCATCAACGAGAACGCGAAAGACCGCAAACCGACGAGGCTAGACGTGTTGACTGAATGGGTGGTACTACCAGGCATTCCGATGGCAAACGTGCACGGTACGTGGTCTGAGAGATCGTTGCGGATGCTTGGTGTTGACATCCAGCCGCTACCTCACGCTGAAGCAATGCATGCGATGGGTACGTGGCGGTCAACGTTCACAACGCCGGCAAGCGGCAGTGGGTGGGCGACCGCAAAGCCGTGGGAAGCTTTCCTCATGGGTACGGTGTGTTTCTTTCATCCAAAGTACGACGAGCAAGACCACATCCTCGGCCAACTGCAAGAAGACGAGAAGCCACTGTACGACTGGCTGCGCGTGAAGACTCCAGACGATCTGAAGAAGCGCGTCGCTGCGGTGGCGTCGAACGACGACACGTACTTGTGGTTGGCCACGACACAACGTCGATTCCTCGAGCGAGTCTTCACGCAGGACACACTCGGCAATACACTACGTGATCGCATCCTTCAGCAAAGTAAGGTTCAGATGCATGACTGACGACATGCTTGCTGACATCTTCAAGCACCAACTTGACTTGCAAGTTCAGCGCTTCCGCGACCCAAGTCAAATGGCGCGGGATGACGCGCTGGAGTTCATCTTGTGGAACGTTGTTGCATGCACTGACGAACTTCACGAAGCACTGAACGAAGTCGGATGGAAGCCATGGGCATCAGCCCGTCACATCAATCGCAACGAGTACGTCGGTGAGCTTATCGACGCGATGCACTTCATCGTGAACTTGTGTCTTGTGGTTGGTGTCACACCCGAGGAGTTCCACGCACGGTACCTCTCAAAGAATGAGAAGAACCATCGCAGGCAACTTGAGGGGTACACAGGAGAGAAAGACGCACAAGGTCGCGAGATCGACTGACACACATAAGAAGGAGTGTTGATGGACGCGATCGACTGCCAGTCGTTTGCTGGTGGATTCACAATGGGCACAGTGCAGGCTGGCTTCACACTTGTAGGGAAACGTGAACTGCCTGGCGCATTTGGCATCTCGTCATGTGAGGCGAACCGACACTTGCTTGGCGACGACTGGGAAAGCCAAGTCAGTCAGTGGCAAGAATGGGAGCCACGTCAAGTGCCATACGTCTTCGGCAACCCGCCATGCAGCGGGTTCAGTCTGATGAGCGCATCTCACTTTCGTGGGATCGACTCACCAGTGAACTCGTGCATGTTCGCGTTCGTCGAGTTCGCTGCACGCTGTAAGCCGTACGTGACAGTGTTCGAATCCGTGCAACAAGCATACACACAAGGGCGGCCGCTGATGCAGAACTTGCGTGCTGTCATGGAAGCTCGCACTGGTGAAGAGTGGACATTGACGCATGTGCTGCACAACGCGATTGCGGTAGGTGGTGCGGCGATCCGCCGACGATACTTCATGGTGCTGCACCGCATCCCATTTGGCGTGGAGCCGCTTGACCCACGACCTATGCCTAGCCTCGAGGACGCCATCAGCGACTTGCGTGGGCTAAAGCTGCAGTGGACGGACCAGCCATACGCACACAAGCCAAGCAGTGAGTGGGCGTCCTATCATCGTCGTCAAGATGGCCTCGTCGACGGCCACTGGACACGAACGAACTCGCCGAACATCCAACGGGCACGTGACCTCACAGTTCACGCCGACCCTGTGCGTGGTGTCGAATGGAAGTCTGGGATGACGATCTCCCAAGTGGCACAAGCGTACTACGCAAAGAACGGGACGCTGCCTGACCTTTGGGAGAAGTGGCATCCAGTGCAGAAGTGGTTGGACAACGACTGGCACATGGGCTTCCATCAGCTTTGTCGTTGGCACGCGGACCGACACGCACGTGTCATCACTGGCGGCGGATCGCAGCTGGTCCTCAACCCTTGGGAGTTCCGCCCATTGACACTTCGTGAATGCGCTCGCATTCAAGGGTTCCCGGACGACTGGCGCATTGCACCGCTTGAGACGGTCAGCCACGCACCAATGCTTTGGGGGAAAGGCATCCCAGTGCAGTGCGGACGGTGGATCAGTACGTGGGTGCGTGAGTCACTTGAAGGCTGGCCGGGCTGGGACACTGGCGAGCAGATCGGCGAGCGGGAGTTCTTGATCGATCACACGAACGCGATCCCGTACGACTACCGCACCGCGGCAGCCGCAACGCTCGCGTAGTCGTCGTCATTCGACTCGTCAGTCGAGCCCACGGCTCCACGCCCACAAGCGTCTCCCTGTGATGTGAAGAGCGCGTGCCATTTGGGCGCGAAACTCGTCACATTCAGAAAGATTGATCGAATCTTGATAAATGGGAGAAAGCTCCTGGTAGATGCACTGTGTCACACGTCATTTCGCACGATAAACGTGTGCTTTCGAACACTGAGGTTGTCAAACTGCCCAAACCCGAGATAACGTGACCACGTCACGCAACATCGACATAGCCGGTCCGGGGTAGTCCAAATACGGCCCCCAAGTTGGACGCTGGCACTGATCCTTGACAACCTAGAAGATTGGGAAGCCCCCAAGGCAGCGGATGTAATGAGTCCGCCCGGAAGGCTAAGCTGACGATCACCTCGCTTGCGAGCCAGAGACCGGCTGAACCCAACCTTGAGCGGATAAGCTGAACCTGCTCTTGGGACCCAGGCACCCAGTCTTCGCAAGATTCACAAGTCCTCCTCCTTCAATCGAAACGAGCGGTGCGGTGCAAGCCGCACTGCTCGTACACTTGGCCTTGCCGCCCAGGTGCTGATGAGATAGGCACTACGAAGGAGGACAACACAATGACTACCGTCATCGCCGTTCACGATGCACCGGCCAGCTTCCGCAAAGACTACGGGTTGCTGTACAGGTCGGGTAAGTATCGGATGCACGGCAGAGGATTGCACAACCCGCACCACCCACACGTCGTGGAGGTGTGGTCGAACACCGGCCGACCCGATGGGTTCGGCGGATACATCGATCCATCCGGCAAGTCAACGACTGACGAGATCAGTGTGCTGATCTCAGCAAAGTCGGTGGTGATCGACGGACGCACTCGCCTCACGTATGAGGGTGACCTCACAATCGGAGATGAGATCGAAGTCGATCTGACCGATGGCCGTACGATCACCGGAACGATCGTGGCCCGACCACTCGCCGACCCAATGCTCATCATCGACGGCATCTGGCCGTCGGTGTTCAACGACTGACGAAACCGGCCGCAAGGCCGGTCCACGGGAATCTGGCCTACCCGTGCTGATGAGTCAGGCCACTACGAAGGAGGACAACGCAATGCCTATCCACATGAACACCACGACCACGGTTGCCCATCTTACGATCGGTGACACCGTCGAAGGTATCGGAACGGTTCAAACGATTAGGCGGCTCAACCGCAATGCTGATGTCAAGTTCATCGACATCGACAAGCCGCGCCGCTGGTCGCTCGACAAGGAAGTCATCATCGTTCGTGCAGTGCAAACTTGGCAAGAGAAGCTCAGCGCGGCTGCCGATCATCTCGGCCACCACACTGACGGCATCATGCTCTATGTCGAGGATGCCATGGCCTGCTCCACCCGCATCAAGTGGGCGGAGAAGCTTGCCACTGGCAACACGAACGAAATGCTCCGCACGCTGAGCTGGGACAATGAAGCGATGCTGATCGAACTGCAAGTCGAAGTCAAGCTTCAGTACCTGGGTCGGCTGATCGAGAACCGCAAGGAAGGCGATGAGTTCCACGAGATCATCGCGCAGTTCCTCGACACCATGACCGAGGATCTGGTTGACTGGAGGCCGGGGCGTTCCACCTCGCTCTCCAGCAATCTCGTCGACGACGCTGAGCGTGCCGCCATGCGGTACATCGTCAAGGAGATGAATGAAGTCGCGAACTTCCGCTTCGCCCTTGCACGTCTCAACAAGATCATCGCCGCACTGCCGCAGGACACGTCGTTGCCGTTCGATCCGAACGCCATCGACAACTGACGAAACGAGGCCGCAAGGCCTCGTCCGTCGGGTTGGCATCCCGACGCTGATGAGTCTGCCACTACGAAGGAGGACAACACCATGTTCGAGATCATCTCCCGCGTCGACAACGACAACCTCGGAATGACGATCATCACGATCTCCAGTCCGAACAACCGCGGCTGCTTTACGCTGGTCAGCCATGCTGATGGGTACGATCAGTTGACGAACCCGTTCGGGCAAATCTTCGACCTGTCGCAGGACTGGTCGACACTGCCCATCGCCATCCAAGAGCTGGCGCTCTGGATCGTCGAGCACATCTGACGAAACGGCCTTCGGGCCGTCCGTTGGGAATGGCCACCCAACGCTGATGAGTCAGGCCATATCGAAGGAGGACATCATGAACAAGTCGACGCATCCATTTCGCCTGGGTCGTAAGATGAAGCCGACGCTTAAGCATCGCCCAGCAATCTGGGAGTGCATGCTTGGCACGGTCTACGCCATGAACGATGAAGGTGAAGTCAAGTATTTCGACTACAAGTGGGACGACGCTGTCGAGTTCGCCGGCGTCACTGAGGACCGCGATCCTCGGGTGTTCCGCTGTCTTCGTGTGTACGCGGCTGCGAATCAGCCACGACCCAAGCAATACGTGCTGTACGTTACACGCTGACGAAACGGCAGGTGCACTTCTAGTGCACCTGCTGTCCGGGGTAGTTGGCAACTACCCCGCTGATGAGTCAAGCCATATCGAAGGAGGACAACGTCATGAACAACGATCCCAACCACAACCCGACCGGCGAGAGCTGCTCCGAGTGCGGTGCGGTGCAGTACTTCGTTCCTGGGTACCTCACCGAGGACCGTGTCAGCGGCAAGAAGTACTTCACTGTGAGTCGTCAGACCCACCACGAAGAAGCTTGCCCGACGCAGCAGATCGCGATGATCGCAACCCATGTTCGATTGCTCGCACATCCGTTCACCGGGCCGTCCGGGTTGAGTGACGCGGACCGCAAGATGCTGGCGGAAGTCGCCGACATGCTCGAGCGGTACTGCGCCGACTGATGCACTGACGAAACGTGCGCCGAGGTCACTCGGCCACGTCCACAGGATATGACCACCCTGTGCTGATGAGTCAGGTCAATGAAGGAGGACACGATGCAAGATGCATCTATTGACATCCCGATCGAATCGCTTATGCTGTTCGCGCTTATCGCGTATCCGCTAAGCACCGACCATCGGGTGCCACACATCACACAGCTTGTGTGCAAGGTCATGTGGGAAGAAGCCACGCGCACCGCATTGCACTGGGCTGGCCACCACTACTTGCGTAAATGCACGATGTGCACGTACGGGCACTAGAGTCGAAACCCAGCCACTTGCTGGGTCCGACGGACTTCGCCACCCGTCGCTGATGAGACAGGCGATTCTTTGAAGGAGGACACATGACAGAGAACAGTGACAAGCGTGAAGCCATGATCAGCAAGATCACCGCACTGCTGAGCAAGGCAGAGGACAAAGGCTGCACGCCCGAGGAGTCTGAAGCGTTCTTCGCGAAGGCTCAAGCACTGATGACGAAGTGGGCGATTGACGAGCAGATGCTCAAGATCAGCGGCAAGCAACTTGACGACAAGATCGTGACCATCCGCGTGTCGATTCCATCGACCTACTTCGCCGCACTCATCCACTTGTGGGATCAAGTTGCTCGTTCGAACGACTGCATCGTCTTGCAGTCGAAGCACGGGAGCAACTGCAAAGTGGTCCTCACTGGCTACGAGTCTGACGTGACGACGGTTCAACTGCTCGTCACGTCGCTGACGCTGTTTGCACAGCGTGAAGCGCAACGAGAGTCGAAGGCCAGTGGCGGCGACTACTACTTCCGCCGATCGTTCATCCAAGAGTTCGCTTGGCGTATCGGTGCTCGGCTCAAAGAGCAGCGTGACTTGAACATCAAGGAAGTGAAGGATGCCACAGGTCAGGACCTCTTGCCGGCGCTCGTCAGCAAGAAGGACGCTGTGAAGGACCACATGGCTCAGAACTTCCACATCGGCAAAGCACGTGGAGGTGCGCAGCGGTCCGACATGGCAGGTGCACAAGCAGGTCGAGCGGCGGCGAACCGCGCTGACATCGGGAACTCCCGAGTCGGTAGCGGTACGCGCGGTGCTCTGGGCCGTTGACGAAACGTTCTGCACGTCCTAGACGTGCGGAACGTCTGGTTGGGCTAGCTACCCAATCACTGACGAGTCAAGCTATCGAAGGAGGACATACAATGCGTTCAATGAAGGCACCAACGAACCCGTCGTCGTCGACGTGGTTCCTTGCTGACCCCGACGGTCTCGGCATTCAAGCGAAGTGCGATTGGGGGTCGTGCAGCGATCCGGCCACTGTCATCAGCATCGCGATGTTGGGCAGCACGCACGCAACCGTTGAGGTGCGTCCGTTCTGCGCCAAGCACGCGAAGATGAACGAGATGATCGGCCATCGTCACGCTGTGACGTACGTGCCGCAACCGCCCACCAAGGACTGAGTCGAAACCCGACGAGAGTCGGGTCGCAGGGAATCACTCGCCTACCCTGCCTGACGAGACAGGCGACAATGAAGGAGGACATCACATGAGCACATCACCTATCCCTGAAGTGCAAGTGCTTGAGCATCTGCTCATTCACGGCCCAAGCAAGGTCACTGTCTTGAAGACAGCGGCCAACCTCAGCGAGACGTCAACACGTAAGCTGATGGACCGCCTGTGCCGTGAATCGAAGGTCATCAAGGACGGCCCGTTCTTCAAGCTCAACGAGCAGACGAACAGCGGTTCGAACTTGGGAGAAGCACGACGTGCTGCTGTGACAGATCGTGATCAGCAAGTGCGCGCTCTGTTTGGCGAGCTTGCTGCCGACGAGACAGCTTCACGTGACAAAGTTGCAAGCATGCTCAAGATGCCAGGCAGCTTGGCGTACTTGAGCATCTACCGCTTGCACAAGCAAGGTGTACTTGAGCGTGTGCACGTTGGCAAGCGTGCTCCAGAATGGCGCTGCGTTCGACATTCTGATTGAGCAAGCAATACCTGCGGCGAAACGGTTTGCGAGCATCTAAAGTGCTTGCAGACCGTCCACCAGGCCTAGCAATCTGGTGCTGATGAGCCAGCTACGACATAGAAGGAGGACCCATGCCAAGCATGGACACATTCACGTTGATCACGACGGACTACTTGTTCTGGTTGAACCGTCGCGCAAAGGACGCCCGTTACGGTCGAACGCTGTCACAAGCGTTCTCGCACAAAGTGAAACCGACCGGGTTGCACACCGTCATCCACAATCATCTTGTGGATGTTGACGTGGTGCGATGCGTTGTTCTTGTGTCGATCGACGGTGCACAAGTACCAGTGCACGCCACGTTGGACGTCTCGTACCCAGACTTCTTCACACTGCCGCGTTTCACACACGATGAATGCGGCAAAGTGATCCTCTGCCCACGTAAGAAGCTGACCCGTCGTCAGCGACACCAATGGGCAACGATCGCTGACTGGGTCAACACGAGCGAAGACAAGTAAGCGAAACGTCGTCACTCACTTGAGTGGCGACGTCCTCGAGGAGTTCACCGACCTCGGGCTGATGAGCTAGGTGTAATCGAAGGAGGACACATGTCAAGCATCATATGTGGGTCGTGCAAAGAGACCCACGCAAGCGTCACTGCGGTGAAAGAGTGCTACGGCATATCGCTCACCGCGAACGACGACACACACGCAGTGCACGCACGCGTTCCTAACGGGTTCTACACCATCGTCTTCAACGAAGCCGATGATGATCGAATCACACTGCGCGTTCGTGATCACTGGAACCCAGACAACGGCCAACGCGGCTGGCGTGTTGTGGACTACTTGTCCGGCCCTGATAACGAAAGGGATTACACGGGCTTCGCGTTCATCCAGTCCAGTACACGTAAGTGGTCGATCTGGAAGCGGTTCAAAGACAACGGGCGTCTCGCGCATGCGCTTGAAGTCCTGCATCGCGACCCTGATGAAACGGGCATGGCTTACGCGCTTAAAGCGTCTCGCTGTCGACGCTGCGGTCGTAAGCTCACTGTGCCCGCGTCTGTGAATCAAGGATACGGCCCAGAGTGTGTGAACAAGATCACGTACTGATATGACGAAACGAGTACTCGTCACAAGACGAGTGCTCGTCAGTGTAGGGTGACCGCCTACGCTCTGAAGAGTCAGGTCATTCGAAGGAGGACAGATCATGAGCATGTTCCCAACAGCTCACAGCACCATCTACCGTAACGATGCGGGTGAGGTCATCGGCTGGAGTGACGAAAGTTACTATGAGCCGGAGTACAACGACAGCCCGTACGACGACTACTACGACGATGAGGATGTGTGACAATGGACTACGAAGTGAACCGCAAAGCACTAGGTATGTCACGTCAAGAGATCGCTGATCTCGCAGGCGTGACTGTGGGTGCAGTGGCGTCGATCGAAGCTGGGCGCGGCTCCCGCGACAAAGCAGCTGAAGAGAAGATCCACAAGGCACTTGACCTGCTCATCAATCCGAACACGAAGACTGATGCAGGGCATACGCCTGGTGCGTTCAAAGAGCGAAACCTCAAGCTCTATGAAGAGGCGCATCCGACGTGGACGATCGCGTACGAGTACATGGGTCTCGCATCGCAATCACGCTTCACAGTTCAGGGTGAAGATGGCGTGTTCGTATTCGTACGTATGGTGACGAACCACAACGGCGTGCAATGGATCGACTGCTACGGCGGTGAACGTAACTACCCTGACCACGCACGAAGCTTCGCACTCTCACGTGTGAACCCGATGTGAGGAGTGACTTGTGAATCTTGGGTTGTGCATCACGCTCTGTGCTCACGCACAGAGCGTGTGTGCGTTCTGACGTGCGAGTGTTCATTGAAGTACAATGCTTATTCACGAAGGAGGACACATCATGCAAACATTCTTACCCTACGAAGACTTCAAGCAGTCAGTACGTGTGCTTGATCGACAACGTCTCGGCAAGCAACGCGTCGAGGCTTACCAGATCATTCGCACACTGCTTGCCGGCGCCGACGTTGGCTGGGCCAACCATCCAGCTGTTCGAATGTGGCGTGGGCACGGTGTTGCATTGCTTGCGTACTTGCTTGACACGTGTGACGAGTGGACGTCACGCGGGTACAAAGACAGTGTGCGCGACAAAGCACTCGACGAAGTCAGTGCGAAGCTTGGCATGGACCGTGACGGTCTTGAAGGGCTAGCGCATCAAGACATCATCGCTGGACAAACTGGTGCCTCGTACGGCGGCCTACCGCTCTGGCTTGGCAACGAAGAGCTGCACGCGTCTCACAGGAGTAACCTCTTGCGTAAAGCACCACTCTGGTACGGGCAGTTCGGCTGGACTGAACCTGATGACCTGCCGTACATTTGGCCCGTGCCAACATCACACACATCTCCTACCCACAGTCACTCGCATACCGCAAGTGACGCACCCACACAAGAAAGTGAACCACCCATCATGGAAACTGACATGATCACCACTGACAATGATGCTCCCGCTCCGCGCGTTGCACCAAGCAGCCCAAGCAATATGAATCGTGAGCAGACGATCGATTCACTGCGCGCTGCTGGGTACGACGGGCCGGTCTCGTACAGCAAGTCGCGCTTGCTTGAGATGCTCTCGATCGTCAAGAACGGTGGCACGATCGAATCGCCCAAGCGTGGTCGCAAAGTCACGGCCGACTCGAGCGCTGATCTGGGAAACTGACGACCCGCGTAAAGCGGGAGCCAACGCCAAAGACAGCGAAGAAGTCGAAATGGGGCCGTGTGCGCGACGAGCACACACCGGACCCTCGTCACGCGTTGCGTTCAGCGGAAGGAACGCGAGTCGGCATGTACGACCTAACGATCATGCCGACAGCGCGATTGACACACGCACTGAAGACGCAGACGGGCGACACGATCACAGTCACAATCCCAGGGCAACCGAAAGCGATTACGATCTCCCGGACCTCAGCGGAATACGTGACGCACTTGAAGTCCTCAGGGACGGCTTATGCCGACTGATTCCTGATGAGCTTGCGCGCAAGCGCATTGACTTCTTCAACGAACAAGCACCGAGAAACGTTGCTCGCGCTGCAGCTGTGTGCAAAGAGTGCACGCTGCAGCGTGAGTGTCTCTCGTTCGCTGGCACACGTGAGTACGGCATCTGGGGCGGACTCACGCGTAGCAAGCGCATCAAACTTCAGCGCCGCGGTGGGACACATGGACGATGCCCACAGTGTGGCAGCTTAGACACGTACCCAAAGAACGGCGTGATCACGTGCGGTGAATGTGCGACTGCTTTATGAGCATCGCCGTTGTACCGTTAGTGCTTATGCAAAGAAAGAGGACACATGACACGTGAGTTCGATACCACGTCACTCACACACTCGCAACACCGACTAAAGATCCATCGTGATTACTTAGCGCACGTCTTCCGCTGGGGATGGGCCACGCGTTACATCGGTGTGAATAAGCATCGTCGTGTTCTTGAGCCTGGCTGCGGCAGTGACGCACCACTCGCACAGTCACTTATGCGAGTTCCTGGCACGAGCTTCCGACCTGAGCTTTACGTAGGCGTGGACATCAATGCCATCCCATACTTACGCACGCGTCGAAGCGGTACTGCGGCGGAGAGCACGTACCGCTTGTATGAGCACTTCAACTTCGTAGAAGAGTGGCGCACGCTGTACACAGAGTATGGACAAAGCTTTGATCTTGCGGTGTCCTTTGAAGTGATCGAGCACATGACCGAAGCACACGGTGACACATACTTGTGGGCCATCAATGCGATGCTGCCGATGGGTGCCACGCTCTTACTTTCAACGCCTGTGCTTGGCCGCGCACAAGCACGTAACCACATTCGTGAGTACACCATTGATGAGCTGCGCAGTAAGCTGACACACTGCGGCTTTGATGTCACAGATCGATTCGGCACGTTCGCGTCATACACTGATGTGATGAACACGCTCGTTGCACTCGATGAAGACGACCCACGTAAGTCACTTGTTGAAGTGTACGATCGTCAGCGGCAGTTCTATGGCGATGAAGTGATGGCGTGTTACCTCGCACCACTCTTTCCTGATGCCGCACGTAACAATGTATGGGTGTGTCGTAAGACATTCGAACCGTGGAAGGACCACACATGATCGATGAAGCACTTGCATATGCGGCGCGTGGATGGCACGTCATCCCTGTGCACGGAGTACGTGACGATGGCACGTGCACTTGCGGTCGTCCAGGATGTCACACTCCTGGTAAGCATCCGATCATGGCGGGAGCGTTCGATAAGTACGCAAGCACTGACCCAACGATCGTAGGTCAATGGTGGGTCACATGGCCCGATGCGAACATCGGAATCGTGTGCGGCAAGATCAGTAACATATGGGTGCTTGACATCGATGGTGCTCACGGCATGATGGAGCTTGAAGACTTCGAACAAGGGCGTGACGGAGGCGCACTCCCATCGACATCACGTGTACGAACGGGCAGCGGCGGTCTGCACTTATTCTGGACGTGGCGTGATGAGGCGAGATTGCGTACGAAGATCGGCGCACGCTTTGGTGTGGACGTCAAAGCGAACGGGTTCGTCGTCGCTCCGCCATCACGTCACGCGTCAGGAGCACGATACACTTGGGAAGAAGAGCGCACTCCAGTGCCCGCTCCAGACGACTTACTTCGCTGGGTGAAAGGCGATCCGTCAGACGAGATCAAAGACGAGTGGCCAAGCATCACAGATATGCTCAAAGGCGGCTTGCCCGAAGGCCGACGTGATGACGGAATGTTCCAT